CCAACTTTCTTGATTAGTTTTTCTGCCAGCAATTCTGTTTTCTAGTACAGTTTTGTAACTACTTGCGGCAACTGACACAGTGAAGTTGTCATCACGGTCTTCGAATTCTTCTGTAATACTATAGTTGGTAATAATACCAGTAAATCTTGGGTATGTATTCTGCAACACCATGTTTGCATCATAGAAACCACGAATGATTTCCATTTCACTACCTCTGATTTTAGTATCTAGTACAGTATAGATATTATTACCATCTACGCCTGAGAGTGCAACTGTAGTGTCACCACTTGTTACACGTAGATTTCTGTTTTGTGCGCCAACTTGTAGTAAGCCACCTAATGGTGCATACGTTGTACCACTGATTGTTTCTTCTTTGTAGGAACTACTAGCAGTAACAATAGTTGTGTTTGCTGTATTGCTATAATCATTAAAAATTGTGATTTTAACAAACTCAGCACTATTGATTGTTGGCGTATTATTTTGTACCTCAGGTATATTTTGCATAATTTATTCCTTTTACGCCTGCGGAACCCATTCATATAACGTGAATACGTCACTGAATTCTAGCAAGGCATTGTTAATTGTTACGCCATTACTATACAATGCACCACCTGGTATCAACTTGTATGTTGGCATGTTTGGGCAAAACATGTAAAATTCACATGCGTTGCCAACTGTTATGCCATTACCAACAACACTAGTTGTGATAATGTTGGGTCTGTTTGTTGTAATTGTTACTGTACTACCAGTACCACGTGTAATGCGTGTTGTACTTGTGAATGGATAAGTATAGTTACCAATCTGAATCAAATCGTTTGGCTCAAATAATACACGTGTGCTTGCGATTGCTGGCAAGTTTTGTAGTATCAATTGATTGCCCACAAAACTTTGTACAGTGACACCATTAATCTGTGATGCATTCATACTACCTTGATAACGAAAGATCCAACTCAAACAGGCATTGTCACCAAATGTAACAACTTGTGGTGTGTTTCTATCTAGTGTATCAAGTGCTTCTAACAAATCACGATTAGTACCATAACGTAGACTGCTAGGCATATCGATGATAAAGCGCCATGGTTGATAGGTGGGGGTGAATGACGTTCTTGGCGCCTCATTTCTAGTAAATTGAATCCCAACTACCTTACGTCTATCGATTTGTAATCCACTAGATTTGTTTATAATTGTTTGTAATCCAGACATGTGTTTTTATCCTTATGCCATTTGATATGGCAATTCTCTACGTGCCATTTCTACTGAACCTAGCAACGTCTTGCGATTCTCAGCAAACAATTGTGCAACACTCTTGGCATCTACTGCTGAAATGTTATTAGTAATATAATTGTTAGTAACGTTGCCTTGCATTCCCATTTTATTATTAGGAATGATTGTGCCTGCACTGTTTGGCACGAATAGTTCTGGACCCTTCTCACCAACAATACTTGGCTTGTTGATTGGTGGACGACCACCGTCTGCGAATCCTAACAATCCAGTAATAAAGTTACTAACGCCACCAATTGCACCACGTACTAATGGTCCAAAGATTTGTGCTGCCTGTGCTTTTGCTTCTACCATTAAGATATCTCTAATCATGGTAAGTGCAAAGTCCTTAAAGTTCAATTTACCTGTCTTAATGAATTCATCAAGACCGTTCATCATGTGATTCATTGTGGTATCAAACTGTTCGCCTGCAATACGTACTGGATCAGCAAGACGTTTCAATGCCTCGATGCGTTCATTGATTGCTTTGTTAACGTCAGTGCGTTCGCTTTCACGTGTTGCATCACGTTGTTGTTGATTAATCTGTTGTTCTAATGCGGCACCTTCTTCAAGTGCTTTTCTACGTGCGGCAATACGTGCCATTTCACGATTGAATTCTGCTTCGCCAATTGTTGCTTTTCTCAATAACAAATCTTGTTCTTCAACAGCAAGTTGATTTAGACCTCTACGTAAGTCACGCAAGATGCCAAATTGTGCTTTTTGGTCTTCCAATTTATCACCATACAACCCGAGCAACTGTAATTCTTCTTGTAGTTGTGTTAAACTTTCTTCGCGGTTGAGTTGATTTTGGAATAACTCTACTTGACGTTGAATTGCGGCAAGTTTGTCTTTCTCAATATTGACTGCTTTTTGATTTTCAATAACAGCGGCAGTGAGTGCGGCTTTTTGTTTCTCGTACTCAGTAGTATTCTTCTTCAATTCTGCATTGATAGTTGGAAGTAGATATGCATCTTCCTTACCTAAGTCACGTTTCTTCTTAAGTAATTCTTCTTGCTGTTTATTGTAATCTTCTTCGAGGCGATTCAATGCCTCTGCCATTTGCTTTTGTTCTTCAGTCTTACCAACAAGTTCAGTTTGGAATCTTAATTGGTCAACAATACTCTTCTGTTGCTTTTCATATTCACGACTCATATCACGCAATTGTTCAATTGCTTTTTGTCGTGCTGAAGTATCTACTGTTCTGCCAGGTTGTGGGCCGGCTTCTATATCACGTCCTGAAGGTGTATCTGCTGGTGGAGGAGCGGCTTTTGGTTTTTCTTTGTTACCGCCTAAACCAAATATTGCGGCAGCACCTGAAACAACACTACCAATTAATACGCCTGCGGCACGTAAGGCACGCATTACAGTACCGTTAGGATTAAAGTTCTTAACAATAGTTTTACCTATTTCTTCGACAGGACCTTTTGCTTTGCCAAACAATACAGCAAGTGAACCTATGCCTCGTCCTAACATACCAACGAATCTAATGGCACCTAAAATTGCACCACCACCAAATGCAATTGCTAGTGCTACGCCTGCGGCTTTAACTACTGTAGTCAATGCATCAACGCCAGTTTTACCTTCACTGACCCTGTTAATCATCTCAACTAATGGCGCAACCACACGTAAGAATGCAAGACGTAAATTGTCTAGTGCTTTGGCATAATTATCAGCAAGTGCCGCTGCCTCTCTTACATTTGCTTCATTCTCACCTAGTTTACCTTTTAATTGGTCTAATTGAGCAAGCAATGTTTTAGGATCAACACCTCTAAATGATTTACCAAACATGTCAACCATTGCGGCTGCTCGTTCAAGTTTACTTGGTAATTCAGCAATGCCTTTTATTGTCTCACGTAATAAATCTTCTTCACTTAATGTTCCAAGTTCTTTTAATGAAACACCAAGTTCCATAAACTTGTTTTGTGCTTGAATAGAACCATCTGCGGCTTCTTGCACCTTCTGTGCAAACTTGATGATACCATTTGCCATTGAATCGGCTTTACCACCAGATTGTTCCAGTGCTTGTTTAAGTTCAAGTAATCTACCAATAGCGATACCAGTTGCATCACTTAAATCATTAACTTCATCAGCCGCAAGTAATGCACTACGACCAAATGCCGCAAGACCCAAACCTGCTAGTTGTGTTTTAAGTCCACCAAATCGTGCGCCAATCTTAGTAACTGCATTGTCTAATTTTGCTAATTGTTCAGTACCAGTTACTTGTACATTAACGCGGGCTGTTGTATCTGCCATTTGTTATTTTCCTTGCAATATTTGTTGAGTACGTTTTTTAACAAACTCTTCTGTAGGTTTAGTCATACCACGTGGTGCTTGATTACTACCACGTGCACCACGTGTTGTCATGTGACGACCTTTATCAAGTACTTCTGCATACTGGTAGTCTGCTTCGATGATATCGTTACGCAATCTAGTACTGCGTCTTGCATTGCCCGTTTTAACAGGCGTATTCTTAACGAACTCTTGATATGCCTCTTTTGGTAATTGGTCAAACTTCTTTTTAAGGCGTTGGGTCATTTTAGAAAGTTGATTATTGAACTTCACATCCATTGTAATCATGAACCAAACTCCTTTGCTATGTTTAACATCCCCATCAATTCATCTTGTGAATATTCTGGGACAACTTCTTTACCATTGTTCATTGCCTTCTTATGTTGATAATTCTCAAATGTAAGAACTGCATCCATCACATATAAATCAAACGTATTTGCTCTTAACAGTGCTTCAGTAGGTAACATTCCATAACGTTTGCCTAATGAATCAATCAACAGTATCAATGCCATTTTTTCACTATTGGGATCGATACTGTCCTCTGTTACTTTCCCAAAATATCAGTGACCTTCCCAATAGACTTCATAAGAACATGTGTTGGCAACATATTTTCTTTGTTGATAATTTCTTTGCCTTTTTCGTCAAGGATCAATGTACGAACTACATCGATAATATTGCCCACGTTGGTATGATCCGCGCTAGCCAACTTCATAAATACGTCCATTGGCTGACGGTCCCATGTATGAAATGTAAGTGCTTCGCCGAACTCTTTTACAGTATCTTCATCATCGATACTGACTTCGACTAATTGGGGTTTTGCTGTTAGTTGTGAAAGTTTCATTTGTTATCTCCTTAAATTGTTTTAGTTACCACTGTATTTATTACTATCTTCAACTTCTTCTTCTAGCAGTTGATTAAGTAATGCGAGGCGAAATGCCTGTTTTGCTTTTAATTGTTTAACAGTTGCCATCATGTTGTCTAACATTGGCATCATCTTTGCTTCGTCTGCGATTAGACTACGCAATTTTTCTTCATTGGTCTTTAACCAAACTTCTCTATCAGTCATTTGTTACTCCTTATCATTTATTAAAAAAGGGGACGTTTTTAGGCGCCCCCTCTTTCGTTAGTTCAATCGTTAGATTAAACTGTACCTGAAGTCATAGTACCATCGACAGCGATTGTCATTGGTGACACCCATACAGGTGCCTCTGGACTTACTGTTGGAGCAAGTGCAGATACATATCCTGTTCCAGTGTAATAGAATGCGCCATTGGCGTTACCATTCATAAACAACTTCCAAGAAATGTTTATTGCGTTCTCGCTGAGACCAGCAACACCATATTGTGTGGCGTTACCTGTTCCACCAGTACCAAACCAAATATTACCGTCTAGTACCATGTTAGTTGAAATCTCATTGTCTGCAGGGGTAGTAATCTTGTTGACGCCTGCTGGTGAGCAGAAGTCAGTCCAAGAGAAAATACCAGTTGAGTTAGTGATAGTTACGTCTTGCAAGCAGGTCACTGTTAGTGGTGCGTTTGCAACGTTTGCCGTATCGATACTAACCTGCAGGATTGGCTGAGTATTTGAACTGTTTACTGTAATTCTTGCCATGTTAATCTCCTTTAGTTAGTGGCTGTTGGGTTATTAAATTCAATTCGTTTAATATCAAATGTATAGGTATGTTTTTCACTACGATTACCAATTACAATATCTCTCGTAAAGTCTACTTCATGATATCCATCAAAGAATGTTACATTTGCTGCCATATCTTCTATAGCAACTTGCATCTGTATACTTTGTGGGTCATTCTGGAATGAAACATACAATATTGTAAATTGGTCTGTTTCAGTATAGATAGAACCACAGTATTGAACACCTAATTGATAAGGTTCTCTACTCATTGTAGTTACATCATCTATATAGACACCATATGGCACAATGTCATCTGTACTAGGATAGATTCCTGATACTTCTACGATTGGGTTCTGTGGAGCCCTCTCACGTAAGTAATCGACAATCTGTTCTTTAGTAATGATAGGCACAGCCATTAGAAATATCTCCTGTCTCCGTTGAAGTAATCAACGTCGGCAACGTAATTTTCTTCCAACTTAGTTGTTGGACCATTAGGTGCATCATTGTTCAAGTCATAGAAGTTCATTAGTTGTAATGCCTTCTCCCATTCAAACTCGTATCTACGCAATGCGTGGTCGTAGTTTGCCTTATCAACATCGTTAACGTTTGATGTATCGCTAACGATTGATTCATAGAAGATTTTCACTGCCATGAATGTATCAAGTCTGATAAGAGTCTGGTCATTTTTGATGAGTTGACTAGGGTTGAAACTTGAAATCAATGCCCCATTAGGTAAGTTAGTGTAATATGTCGCACCAAATACGGTGTCGCAGTACTTTGGCCACCAACCAAATTCTAGTTGGTAGAGAATTTCCTGCGACCCCACATTAAAGTAGTTGTCCCAATCAACCTGCATCTGTGAAGCCCTACGTTCTGCGGCAGGATCGTAAAAGATGATATCTCTTACTGTTGCGTTACTGATTCGTTGAAATGGGACTGACATACTTTATTCCTATACTAAATGAATTACTGCTGAATGTTAATAGCACCACCACGACGTAAGTCGGCTGCGCCAGCACCCATGTATGCAAGACCAGTTAACCACATCTGTAGTCCACCTGGCTTCTCGCCCATCTTGATTTGTAGACCTTCTTTGAGTACTGTGAAGATTGCTGACTCGTGGAAGTAAGCACCAACTAGTACTGAGAAAGGACCACTTGACAAGAATGTACGGCTGTCAGTTGTAAGGAATGTAGTGAACATTACTTGGCAACCATAAACTGATTCAATACGACCTGTTGAAAGCAACTCGTTACCAAGTGCTGACAAGTTTGAACCACCTGACTGTGATACTGCACCACCAGTTAATTCAGCAAGCAAGCGATTCAATGAAGAACCTGTTTGACCTGCAACTGAACCTTCTGCGTCACCGTTGCTATCGAGAACGATGATTGGTGAACCAGGAAGACGGGCTAACTTGTAGTTCTGCTTGACTAAACGAATTAAGTCGAGAACACTAGCGGCACTGAAACCATTTGTACCACCGGCTGCTGGAGTTACAGTTGTACCTGACTCAGCAAGTTCCATAGCACCTAACTGCAATGGACGTGAGAAACCGTCGAGTGGAGTTGGTGAATAGTTTGTGTTGCCTGGTGTTGCCTTGAAAGTAGTGAAGGCAGCGCAAACACGTTGGTCAACTTTTTCTGCATATGACTCACCAAGTTCAGCACCTAGTGTAGCAGCCAATTCGAATGAAGTTGTCCATGCGTAGAATACGTCAAACGCAGTTGCGGCAACTGCTGGAGTTGCTGTAATTGTTTCTTGACCTAATGCAGGATTCTGTTCCTGAGCGGCACCAGAAGCGGCACCGAAGCCAGTGCCAGGTGATGTTGAAGTACCTGGAGCGGCGTTAGGATTGTAGTCCTGATATGTGATTGGTGCAAAGTTTGGCACCAAGTATTGATTACCCTGGTTAGGGGCAACGACTGTGGTCATATCTACTAGACCACTTGATTCGTGCATTGCACGTAAAGCAAAGTTAGCGATTGCGAATGTGAAACCATCGCCTTCACTGTTTGCACCATTTAGAACGTATGCCATGATTAAAATCTCCTATATTGTTGGCTTTTGATTAGAGGATTGTTTTACTTGTTCCACTAACACTAGCAGTTACCTTAGCACCCTTTAGACCAACGCCCTTACCTAAGCCACGTTTCTGTGCCCATGCATTAAATGCGGCAGGATCACGTGAGTAATCGGGAATCGCTTCCATTGGTGCGCCAGCAAAATTGCCATTGCCTGGGCGCAAGCCAGAGCCACTTGATGCATTTGCACCTTTGAGTAACTTTGGATTACCCTGTGCAACTTCATCAACAAGACCCTGAATTGTAAGTGGATTACCGTCCATGCCGTAACGTTCTTGACCTTTTGAATTCACAATTGTATAACTGCCATCACGACCAAACTTAATGTTTGATTTGACTTTTTGCATGGCATAATCTGCGAAATCGTTATCAAATTTGTCACCCATAGTACGGAGGATTTCTGTGTCTAGTTCTTTCTGACGTAACATGCGTTCCTTCGCTTGTAAGTCAGACTGCAATTTTGCAAACTGTTCACGTAAATCATTTGACTCGTTAGAGCGAACATTACGTTTGCTACCAACTTGTCTAGGTTCCACTGGCTGTTCGTTGCCAACGTTAGTTTTTTGACTTGCAGTTCTTGCAATATATCCAATTGCGGCTTCTACTGAATCGAACTGTTGTCCTGATGCACTAGATAACGCATTTAAGATGTTATTGGTTGTACTCTTACGAATACTACCTGCATTAACTCTTCCGTCATTTGAAAGATTCTGGGAATCACCCACTTGTCCTTCTGCAAGGGCGCTATCGGAGCCAACGATATCGTTATTTTCTAACATGTAATTTTTTCCTTTGTGATTGTATCGTAATCAACGAATATTAGTTTAGTATTTATCACACTTTAGCGAAAATACAATTATCTACCTGAGTTTAGTCCAGTTAACTGAACTGCAACTGCTTGTTGAGTGTAATAACTCTGACCAGTATCTTGAATTGGTACGCCAGGACCACCAGTACCATTATAAGCAACATAGTCACCATCGGGACTTGCTTCATCTGATTCTGCTGGGACACCACGTTCACCAAATTCTTCACGTGTAGGAATTTGATTTCCTAAATCACGTGACAATACTTGTTCATTGTCATCAGTCATCAACGTTCTAACCTGAGGATCAGTGATAGTGTTAATGAATGCCTCTTCATATTGAGGAATCGCTTCAGGTGGTGCTAACATACCAATAATCTCTTTAGCAATTAAACTATCGATAATTGGATTTGTCGGCATCAATGCCTTTGCTTCCTTCATGAGAGCCATTCTATAATTTGTATCATGTGCCTCATAGTCAGTATTGTAATGCACTTCACCTGCCCATCGCATTCCCATAAAACGTGATGCGTAAGTGAAAATCATTTCTTCTACTGTTTCCATCAGTCGTGCTTTTGATTTAGCAAGTCTATGTAACTGCTTGCGTTCTTCAATAATTGCCACGCCTGATGCAATCTGATTTTTAGTATTGCGTAGTCCACCAAGACCTGTTAGTGCTTCGATTTGGTCTAAAATCTGTGCTTGTTTTGCAATGACTTTATCAACGTCACCTGTATCAACAGGGATAGTCTCAACTTGACCTTCGCTTGCACGAACGATAGCACCTGCGTGTACAGGAATTGCAATGCCTTTATCTGCACGAATGATTGTCTTAGCAAACTGAATAGATGTGTATGATTCACACTCTAGTTTGTAGTACTCACGTTGTGCGTCACTTGCACTGTCAATGTCACTGATGCCAACATCGATGCGTCTTGGATCTTTGCGACCATATGCGATGAATCCTGGAATACTCATTCCTGCAGGATATTCACCACGACCAATTTCACGTACTTCGTTTTTGTCTACTGCCTTACCTACTTCATACCCAACCCAATAACTTGGTGTTGTGTCTGTTCCTAAGTAATAACATTTTAGATACCAATGTGATTCTGTTTCTGATTCACATATCTTAACGTGCTTAATGATTGGCTTGCCACCATAGTAATCAAACTCCCAATCCCATACTTGTAAAGGATTGATTGATACTACATATGGTCTGCCTAAGTTACCTTCTTCTATTTTAGGCATATCTACGAATACCCAGCAATGTCCAAAGATACTTGTTAAGTCACCAACGTTTTCCATGAAACTATTCATAGAACGATTTTGTAAATCGGCGTCTAACAACATGAGTTGTGCCCATTCGCAATTGTCTGGGTTGATGTATGCGCCTGTTGGTGTGCAGAATTTTAATTCACGTTTGATGCCTGGTTCAAACAGAACATCATTAATTGTATCAACGATATAACGGCAAATTGGCTGTGCAACTGTATTCTCAATCAAATCAAGATATAGTTGACTATCTTCGCTTGGTCTTTTTCTACGCACATACTGTTTAAATACATACCCACCTAAGTATGCATACTGGTATGCCAACATCTGTTCATACAGTGTTCCATAGATAGGGTTTTTCTTTAAAAGTTCTTGTGCTTGCATATTATCTCGCCGTAGGTTGTGAGTGAATAATCACTCGTTTATTCTTCGTCAGAATATTCTTCATCATCCATGCGTGAGGAATCGTCTTCCTCGTCACGGTCTGCTTCGTATTCACCGTATGCGTCTAATGCGCTCTCTAGTTCTGGATGGTCTTGGCAGCAGTATTCACGCACATCGTCTGCGTCATATCCTGCATCCATTAGATGACCTACGACTTCATCAGCCGCATCGTAAATGTCATCTTCAGAAACGTATTGTTTCATGATGCCGAATACGTGCGATACCATTTCTAATTCATTCATGTTGTTCTCCTGGAGTTAGAATTCTATTGTTATATAACTTGAGTATTTATCGTTCGGGTTTAAATTTGCAATTATCCCCGTGCCAACGTTTTAACATGTTTTTCACCATAGTTTTGTTACAGTGAGGACATGTTCCCTTATCGTATCTAGTGCCACCAAAGTAATTGGTTCTACCCTTACGAATCATGTCTTGTGTGTTATCTTTATGCGTACCTACTTTTAAATGATTAGGATTCACACATTTTGGATTATCGCAACTATGCAATACACACATGCCTTTTGGTATAACAGTATTGAAGTGTTCTTCATAACTAACACGATGCGCAGTACGCATCTTGTCACCATCACGAATCATACCATAACCAATATTGTTGGTACCTGCTTGCCATTCCCAACAATCTGTGTTAGGATTGACAATAACTTTATTTAATAATTTATTTAATAGAGGAAGAGTGCTATCCCCTGCATACCTTGTCATTTGTTAACTCCATACTTGGTGGTCTTCTTGACCAACGTTGCCTGCCATGATTTCTTCCCATGTAGGGCCACCAGGATATAGTGGACTATCTGGCATATGTTCAACGCCTGGTCTATTGTTTCTTGCATAACGTTGATCCATACCAACGTATTCTGCAATGCCTACACTGTCGTGCGTGATTGGGAATAAGTGATGTATACCATAACGAATACAGTCACCTAGACCGTCAATGTGTGCATACTTTTGTTCAGTATATTTGACTAAACGTTTTCTGCTTGCATCTTCAAAGTGATATGTTTGTAATGCCTCGATAAGGAACTTATCATCTGGCTGTACGATTAATCCACCACGATTGATGAATGCATTGCTTGTATTGTCTGTGTCTGATACTAATGGGTTGGCGTTACGTTTTGTAATGATATCAAAACCATACTTCTCTAAGATAATCTTATCAGTGATACCAAACGCACTTGTAGTATCACGGTTGACTTGCTTACCTGATGCGTCAATAATACTGTGTATTCTACGTTTAGGAAAGTCTAATCGAATTGCTTGCGCAATACCTTCTGTACTACAATCATTGATGGCATAACTTTTGATTACTTCGATTGTGCCAAAATTAGTTGCAGGTTTAGTTACTTGTGCTACTACTGCTGTCATCACACGTTTGTTAAAGTCGTGGAATGTGTACAAGTCACCGCCCCTGTCAATTACATCTCTGCAATGTTTGTGTTTATCGAATGTATAGAAGAATTGGTCTGCTACACTTTCCCATGCACACATGTAATCTTGTGCAAATTTAAGTGGTGAGAGAATTCGCTTTTGCTCTTGAATGTAATTGCGATTTCCACTACGCATTTGCTCATAGTTGTAATGCCTTACGATGTATTTCTCAGGATTAGTGAGAGCAAGTTGAAACAAATCGTATAATGGACCTGCGCCATTAGGTGTACTAATGACAATCAATCTACCAGCAGTGTCTGGTTGACCAACTTTAGGTCTTAATCGATTTGTGATTTCTTGCAACGTGTCACGTGTGTACAGTGCCGCTTCGTCTGCTACCCATACGCCAACGTTCAGACCTCGTAAGTTCTCTCGTTGCTCCGCTGACTTGCAACGGATAAAAACGCCATTAGGAAATTTGATAGTCAATTCTGAATTGTTAATGTCTTTACCATCAACTAATCCAAAGTATTCTATGCAACTTTTCTTTAATGGCTCCCATATCAAGGACTTAATCATAGCGCCAGTAGGTGCACTGTAGACTACATCCTTGCCTTTATTAAAGTGAGGGTCTGATGCGAATATTGGCAAAGCAACCGCCGCTAAGAACGTCTTTCCACTACCAACCGGCACTATATCAATACAGTGCTTATCAGTAGTGAGCCAATCTGCAAGTATTGTTTTCTGCTCACCGTATAAAGGAATCTCTATGTTATTCATTTTTCCTTAGTAGTAATTGTCACTGGAATACTTGACCAGTCTGGCAATTCCTTTGTTGGAAAACTAAAATTGGCATGCAAACTCTCACCAAGTGTAGTGTGATCCACTTCAACTTTGTCTGCGACTACCTTACTTAAAAACATCTTTTCGTATTGTAATCTTGTTTGCTTGTCATTGTTAACAATTGAGTCATGATATCCTTCGGCTAATAATGTCTCGAAGGGTCTACCACATTCCTTTTGTACGGCTGCTAATATTGTAGCGCCACTAATCTTCTGTGTAGTGCCTGGCTTTCTGCCGGCATTCTTACGTGCGCCACCACGTGTTGGCGCTTTCTTTTTGTAACGACCTGTCTCGGCCTGTACTTGATTCTTATTCTGTGAGGTATCACTCATATAACACCTTCATCTTTCAATATGTTCTTAGCCCATGTAAGTCCTGCAGGGCCTCCCCATAATAAGTATGCCTGTGTACCTTTTGTGTTCTGTCCTGGCTTATAATAAGTTCTAGCCCTACTCAAAAACTGATAGGTACGCATAACTGTTTCTAAACTTACGTTTTCACGTTTGGCAAATTGATTAGCACGTTGTAGTCCAACTAATGTGCCACCTCTGTTGCTTGGTGTACTTTCGTCACGCATCTTTAGTCCACGACTTGCGTTATCTGCCATTTCTTGTGTAGGTTTGTAACTCATTTTGGTTTCTTCACAGGTTTGCAAATATCTTTGCCATTAACTGTGCCTTGATAACGATAACCAGGCCAACATGCCTTTGCATCTGCACCGACTT